AAGGGACCGACATGATCATCCGGTTCGACGCTACGCACATGCACGGGTTCACCGTGGCGCAGCTGGTGGAGTACGCGGACCTCGCGCACAACACCATGGTGTATGACATCTGCAAGGCGGACAAGGCCAAGCTGATATGAGGTGGGTCGGACTGGGGATCTTCTCCAGCTTCATGGTGTTTGCGGCGGTCTGTATACTCACTTCGCGGAGTGCGTATAACTTGCCCTCCCGGCCGCCGACCGGCAACCACGGTCAGGGTCAGTCTCCTGCGCGCGGGCGGTGCCCCGAGGGGACGAGAGAGTTTTGGGTGGATACGGAGCAAGGGTCATTTTTCCTGGAGTGTCAACGATGAATATTTGGACTTTGATAATTGTGCTGGCGCTCATCGCCGGGTTCGGGTACTTCGTGCTGGCCGCGGGCGATGACGACGAATGAAAACAAAAGGTCCCAACGTGCGCGATGTCCGGGTCAAGTTCTACTGGTGGCCGCGCAGAGTAATACTCTCCTCCACAAAGTGGATCTCGACCGGCGAGAAGCCAATACCGTACGAGCCGGGGTTCTGGCATATGAACTCGCCGTATCCCAGCAGCTACCTGACGAAAGCCAAGCAGAATGCGAAACTGCGCGGCGGCATGGTGCAGCCGGTGGAGCGCGTGCCGCATCTGGAGATTAACGGCTGGGTGTGGCTTGAGCACATCTTCGAGACGTACGAGGTCCGCGGCAACGACAACGGCACCAGGATATGGGGCTGGTGGCGCCCGACGGAGTTCCCCAAGCAGTGGAACTTGTGGCACGAATATGACTGACAACGTGATCCATGCCGAGTTTGGCGCCAAGAAACCGGATGAGGTGCTCACCTGCACCAACGGTGGATGTGGCGGCCAGAAATTTTTCCTGCATGCGAACATGCCGGGTAAGGTGGGAGAGATCGAGTGTTCGCGCTGTGGGCAGTTCTTAGACAACCGTTGCTGGGGGAATCGTGATTGACATTATGGCCGGGTGGGCGTGGCCCACCAAAGATTGGAGATGGTGGGTGTACGGCCGCGTATCCCGCTGGGCATTCATGGTCCGCATCTGCGGCTTCTACATCGGAGGACGGATTGTATGGCGCGCGTGAAACCAATAAGATTCAAGGCGGAGATCATCATCGACCAGATGGGGGTCTCGACTGAGATCATGGGCGACAACGTGGCAGAGATCATGAGCAAGATGCCTGAGACGCTCAACCACATGCTGCAACATTTAGCAACTGCAAGGGAACAACGAGATGAACGCAAAGCGATGCAAAAAGCTCCGCTGGTACGCCAGGACGCAGGAGGTGTTGATGCCGGAGCCGAAGATCAACGAGAAGGGTATACCGTCGACCTTACTGATCTACGACCACCCGAAGATTTGGAAGGACCGACAGGGTAATGAGCACACATTTGTCAACCGTACCCTGCAGTACAACCCGCGAACTTCTGGCAAGGGATTTTACAAGGCCCTCAAGGGCAGCCGGGCCCGAATTGCGGGCTCTATACCTTATGTCCGCTATATGTGCCAGCGAAGAATCATCGAGGTCCTATCTGCCCGGCAACAGAGAGACGCAGCAGTGGATGCTGTTCAGGGAAACCCGCAGCCCGGTCCAGCTGAGCTTTGACTTTGGCACGCCTCACCCATAAGCTGCACCCATGTCAAACGGAGCCCACATGTCTCATCCTCACGACCTAAGCGGTCCAGCAAGTCTTGTGGTGTCAGCTGGCTTTGCAATCACACCCTGGGTGAACAACGTGGAATTGGGATTAAGAGTTCTCTCGATCATGCTGTCCTGCCTCGCTAGCTGGTACGCAATCAAACATTATCGGAATAAATGATGGCCCGCCCAAAACTCCCAGAAGTCGGCGTTCGAATACACGTTCGCGTGACCAAAATCCAGTATGCTAAGCTGCAGAAGCTGGCTCGCTCAGGCGGGTACAGTACGTCCGAGACACTGCGCCGCGCAATCGACGCGTATCTCGACAAATGACAACCCCGCTTCCTCCATCAGGAGTCACGTTCATGAGCAATCCGCAAACCTTTTCCTGGACACCGAACACCCAGAACGACGACGGCTCGCCGATCGTCGCGGGGGAGATCACCGGCTACAACCTGGGCGTGCGCCCGGCGGCTGGCACTCCCGGCGTCTACACCATCAACGTCCCGGTATCGGGCACCACCGAGCCGGTAGCAGCGATCCCCTCGCTCGCGCCCGGTGACTACTTCGCCGCCGTACAGTCGGTGGGACCGGTCAATTCGGACTTCACTGCTGAGCTGCCGTTCACGGTCTCTCTGCCGAAGCCGTTGCCGCCCACGGGTTTTACGGTTGGTTGATCGGAGTGTTACGCCGGCTGTGGGAGTTCCTCAGCCGGCTTTTCTGACCAACCATGAAGTATTGGGTTCGATGCCTTACCCACGCAAACCTCACTGCCGCCAGACAGCTGGCGGACGTGGGGACTATCGTGATCGAGGGGCTTCGGCTTCTCGGTAAGGACGTCTCGGAGACGGAAGGGGACCAGCAGATAATCATCGGTGGCGCTCTCGCGCGCCGCGAGCATCAGATCCCCGACTCCGCGATCATCTACAACTGGGAGCAGGCGGGCAATTTCCACTTCTCCCCCGAGTACGTCACGCTCATGCGCCGCTGCCGCACCGTGTGGGACTACAACAAAACAAATCAGCAACGGATGATGGAACTTTATAGGATCCCGACAGTCTATGTTCCCTTCGGATACGTGCCGGCATTGACTTTCGCGCCGGCGCATCGAGAGCAGGACATTGACGTTTGCTTCATGGGATCTATGTTTGCCGAGCACCGTAAGTTGATCAGGAACGCGATGATCCATCGTGGGCTGAATGTGGTGTTCTCGGAGAACTGCTACGACGCATACAGGCAAGAAGTCACCGAGCGATCGAAGGTTGTGCTCAACATGCACTTCCACAAAGAGAAGGTCATGGAGAGCCTGCGCATCGGGCACGCTCTCGCCAACAAGAAGGCGGTCCTGTGTCAGGTCGACCCGGACACCGCCGTCGATGAGGAGTTATTGCCAGCATGTCATTGCGTAAAGTACGAGAAGCTCGTGGACGCGGCGTGTATGCTCGTCGCCAGCCCCGAGTTGCGGAAGGACCTCGAACAACGGGGCCACGAAATCATAAAGCGAAGATGGATGCCATCTATTCTGGAGAAAGTGCTTTGAGCTACCCCGAAGTTATGTCAGAGGAGTGGACGATCGAGCAGCTCGTCAACCGAAAGTATCGCGGCCTCGCCCGGTTCGGCGACGGCGACTTCAACATCATGCGCGGCCAATCCGACAGGTACCATCACCCATGCCCTCACCTAGCGCAAGCTCTTGCGGAGACCCTTCACCGTGGCTCCAACCAGGTACTGAACTGCCTGATACCGCCGCCCTTACTCGCGCAGCCTGGGAATCTGGCGTATCAGCGCTGGCTGATGTACTTGGAGGCGAATGCGGGGATCTTGCCGTTTCTGAACGACGAGCGGTACGGATCAAGCAACGTCTCACGTATGGATTCATGCCCCCACTTGCATACGACTGGGTGGTGGATGAGCGTGAGCGAATTATGGCGGGACAGGGACATCTGTTTAGTGTCTGGATCGGACCGGTCCTTGACGAAAAAGAAACTCGACACCTCGCCGAATGCGCCAAAGTCCGTCGCCGAAGTTACCTGCAAAGCGCGCGACAATTTCTCGCAGCTCGACGATCTGTACAAGCTTGTCCTGGAAGCGGACAAGGAAGTGGTGATTCTGTCGTCCGGTTTGGTCACTCGTCCGCTCGTGCACAAGCTCGTGGCCGCCGGCCTGTTCGCATATGACCTAGGTCATGTCGGCCTGTGGTTCAACGAAGGACATCCGATACCGCTCGCCGACTGCCGCAAATGATCCCGTCCCTATGCATCGCGCATAAGCCGCCGCTCCTGTCGGCCAAGCTCTATGACGCGATCATAGACACGCCCCCGCGCGAGGACTACCAGACCCACGTCTCGGTGGTCGCGCATCCCTCCATCGCCCTGCTGGTCCCCGACGGGCCGGTCAACATCTGCGGCTACCGCAAGATCATGGTCCGGAAGTCGGTGTGCGTGGACTCCCACCGCACCATCAACGTCGGGCAGGCGCGCGGGATCGGGCGCGAACAGACGGAGCCGATGCCGGGCCACGAGTTCCTGATTTGCATGCACAACTTCGTCAAGCTGGGCGGCAAGGGGGACATCAAGGTACAGTGGGGCATGGCACACCACATGGTCGACTTCATTGACGCATTCAACCTCGCGCAGGAGATGGGGATACTGTCCCTGCAGGAGCGCGTGGCGCTTGAGCGCGAGCCGGCGCTCGTCGAGGGTGGCTGCTCCATGGGAGTGTTTCCTGGACGCCTCATCAAAGATATTTTTGCGAAGACGATCCCGTTTTACCGGGAGTTCGCGAAGCGGCACCAGGGCAGGTTCAAGAATTACGATCCGGTGCAGCGGCGCTGCATCGCGTTCCTGGCGGAGCGGCTGGAGACACATTTCATCCTGAAAGAGATCCGGGCCCGGTACGGCGGCGAGATCCCCCCAGACATTGTCGGCTGCCTAACAGCCGTGAGTGACGGTCCGTGGGCCGCCGGGACGATGCCCTAGTGCCGTACGCAGACCCAGAAAAAGCTAGAGCCTATGCGCGCGAGTACCAGAAACAGCGCACAGAGTATATGCGTGAATGGCGCGCACGCCCCGGAAGCAAAGAAAAATTCAGGGAATATAACCGCCGTTCTCGGCTAAAGCACCTAGAGAAAAACAGAACCAAGGAGCGGCAGTATCGAGGACTGCCAGAACCAACACGTCCGCGGCCAGAGGTGTGCGAGAATTGTGGTCGACCGCCCGATGGACGCTACCATGCCCTCCACCTAGACCACTGCCATATAACCGGCAAATTCCGTGGTTGGCTATGCTACCGTTGCAATGTAGGGATCGGCCTACTAGGCGATAGTGTGGAGGGACTCGATCGTGCGAGAAAATACCTCACGTCCAAGCACGGACAGGCATAGGAGGCCGCCGGGCTCTCGGTTTTCCTTCGGCGATCACCTGGGCTGTGTAATTCCCCGTCGCACCCATGCACGCATACTGCAGGCAGTCTGCAATGTCCGACGCGGGATGCTTTTTCTCTGGTTTGTCATCAAGGTCGCCCGTCTGTTTGCGGCGGTAGCGATAATCAAATTTCAGCGCGCGTACCAAGATCGGGCACTTGTCACCATCTATGATGATCGCTGGTCCACCATCGACGTTACGCAGAAAGAACTGTTCGACAGCACGAAGCCGTGGATCAATATCATTGGATGGCGCGGCGTAGGCTCGAAATCCAAGTCGCTGAAGCGCGTCGAATGGCGACTCCTCATTGATCTGCGACTTTTGACGACCGGCTGGATCAGCGATCACAAAAACAGCAGCGCCCGGGAAGCTACGCGACAGGGTTGGGCGAAGGTTGGTGTAAATGAACTGTTCCAGGCCCATGTCCGTCGAGGTCTGCTCCCCGAGGACAAGGAGACGGCCGCGCGAATCTACCTGCGTAATAAGAGCCGCCGGCGTGCGTCCGAAATCCTGGGCAACCATCAGCGGGTAACCATCGGTCAGCTTAAGTATGCCGCCGCTTACGACATGAAAGTCCGGCTTGAACGACGTGCGGAAGACCGCCTGTCCTGAGAGGGACTTGCCGTACTTCGCGTGCACGAAGACATCGCACCAGTCGGTCGTGTTGTTGTCGATGAGATTCTGGTAATAGTTGGGCGGCAGATTCTCGGTGTTCTCGGCGCCGGGTGACTGTCCACCGGGTTGTTTGAAAACCTTCCAGCCCTTCGGCAATTCGAGTTCGAGGCGGGTGTGCCACTCCGAGTCTTCGTCGCACGGGTTCGTTTCGAGGATGATGCCCATCCACTTACACTGATTCACGCCGACAGATTTGTAACGACCGATACGGCCGAGCAGGGCCTCGATAACCGTGAGTGGTAACTCTCGTGCCTCAGAGCCCCATGCGCCGGTGAGGTTCAACGACAGCAAACGCTGCACGTCGCGCGGCTCGTCCATCGGGATCAGTAGCCAGTCGCTCTCCACCTTGGTGCCATCTGGCAAGTCATACCGGAACTGCAGCGTGGAGTCCGTTACCTTGTAGTGAAACGCCGCGGACAACCACTTCTCGATTTCGGGAAGTACGGTTTGTCGTAGCTGGCTTGAGGTATTACGAATAACTCCAAATCGCGTCTTGCGGATCCCGCGCGCGTCCGGGAATTCCTCGTTCATATGCATGGCCAGCTCCATCAACATGCCGGTTGTTTTGCCGGAGCCGACGGGGCCGATGCAGACTTTGACTAGAGAGGGATCACGGATGAACTGGGCGATGGTGGGTGGGGCGTTATACGTCGCTGCTGCCGCTGCCATTGGAACTTCCTTGGATCGTGACCGGCGCGCCGCCGGGGATGTTGATGTTCAAAGTAAAGCCGGCTTGCTTACCGCCGCCTTCTGGTAAATCTTTCTTGCCGCGGCCGGCGAGTTCCGCCAGGGCCTGGACCGCTTTGATGCGTTCGCCGGAGGGCGTCTCGCCGTTCTTGACGATGTTGTAGAGGTCGGGGAGGGTGTCCTCCAGCAAGATCTCGGCTTTCTTGGTGATGCGCGCTCCGGCCTGGAGCGGGCCGCGGAACGTCTTTAGGGCGTCCATGACCATCCCCTTGAACATGGGGTTCTGGCGCAGCTGGTCCCACTGGCCCTTCGTGAAGCCGTAGCGCTTGCGGATGTCTTCGGGAGTGGAGAGTTCAGATGCCAGTTCGGCGGCGATTGAGGCGCGTAAATCCCCCAATTCGAGGGTGGTGCCAGTGCCAGGAACCGTGACCGAGGTGTTGGCTGGGCCAGTCTCGTCTGTCATAACTTGCTTTCCCAATCAGGATTGTAGAGACTACGATAGTCGGTAAACCGCGAATTCACAAGGCCACCATGGTTTCTGTACCTCAGTCCACGCAACGACAGCCCCTAGTAGCCCCGCTCGCGGCCCAGAATATGGCTGCAATTCGGGGTATGCCCGTGATGCAGCGTGGCTCAGGACAGCCGAGTCAGAACCCAGTTCCCGGCGGCCCCTCACAAGTTGGATCCGTCCCCGGCCGCGCGCTCACGCGCATGCTGTCGCCGGACCAGGTCGCTGCGCGCGACATGGCGCAACAGGCCGGCGCTCAACCCCCGCAAGATTCCGTCGACTGGCAGAACGATCCGAGCGTCCTTGAGATCGCGAAGCACGTCCGCTACCGCATGTACGAGATGCGGAACTTCCGCAACATGATGGGCATAGGCCAAAGGCTGATCGATGCACTCCGAACCTACAAGGGAAACTACGACCCCGCCCGACTCCGAGACATCAAAGCCTTCGGCGGTAGTGAGGTTTTCGCAAGGATTGTGCCAGGAAAGTGCCGGGGCGCAACTAGTCTGCTGCGCGATATCTACCTTGGTTCAGAACGGCCTTGGGACATTCAGCCTACTCCGGAGCCTGAAATTCCAGAGGATATTGAGCAGGCGATCCAGGGACTAGTCGCCGCGGAGATCGCCAAATGCAAGGCCGAACTCCAGCAGATCATGATTCAGCAGCAACAGCAGGCGCAGGCCGCCGCTGCCGCCCAGCAGGCTATGGCCGCCGGGCAACCGCCTCCTGGGGCCGGTGCCCCGCCACCGGGGATGCCCCCGCAACCCCCCGGGCAGATGGCCGGGCCGCCGCCGGGAGGAGTCCCCCCAGTACCGCCGCCGATAACGCCGCAACCCGCCCCTGGGGTAGGCTGGAGCGGACCTCTTTCCCCTGAGGTAATGACCGGCCAGCAAGCGCCGACCATGCCGACTCCCGACCAGATTGAGGATCGGGTTGAGCAGCTGCGCGACGCCGCGCGCAAAGCCGCCAAAAAGAAAGCCGTCGAGGAGGCCAAGGAAGCCGCCGACGAGCTGGACGATCTGCTCACAGAGGGCGGATTTTACGAGGCTTTTGCCGAGTTCCTGATCGACCTGCCCATCTTCCCGTTTGCCGCCATCAAGGGCCCGACGGTCCGGATGTGTTCCCAAGTCAAGTGGGAAAACGGCCAGCCGGTGCGCAAGCAGGTCCCCAAGATGTTCTGGAGCCGCGTCTCCCCGTTCGACCTATACTGGACGCCGACCGCCCACAACGTGCATGAAGCCGAGTTCGTGGAGCGGCTGCGGCTCACGCGGGCCGATCTTCTCGCGTGCAAGGGTTTGCCGGGGTACAACGATGCGGCCATTGGCGAGTGCTTGGATCGCTTTCATGACCGGGGGTTCCGCGAGTGGTGGGACGTGGTCGACGTTGAGAGAGCGCTTCTGGAGAACCGAGAAGCATGGCCCCGAACGTCCTCCAGCCTCATCGACACCGCCGAGTACCACGGCTCTGTGTCAGGAAAGACACTTTTGGAGTGGGGTATGGACGAGAGCCAAATCCCTGATCCACAACAGGAATATCGGGTCACGGCCTGGTTGATCGACCGGTTTGTGATCAAAACGCAACTAGATCCTACCCCCTCCCAGCGGGCGCCGTACTATGTTTCGCAGTTTGAAAAGATTCCTGGAACGATGTACGGATATGGACTCCCCGACCTTCTGGAAGATATCCAGACTGTGGCTAATGCTTCATATCGCGCTCTGGTCAATAATATGGGTATGGCTTCTGGACCTCAGGTCGTTATCAATGACCGAGTGCTTGCGCCGGGCGAAGACGATGGCATGTATCCCTGGAAGCGCTGGCACGTCAACTACGACCCGATGATGCAGGGCGCTGCGACGCAGCCGATCACCTTCTACCAGCCCGACTCCCGCGCGCAGGAGATCCAGGGTCTGATTGCAAATCTCAACGTGATGGCCGATGATGTGAGCGCGATTCCGCGGTACATGACCGGCGGAGCGCAGGCGGGCGGCGCGGGCCGCACGGCTTCGGGCCTCAGCATGTTGATGTCGAACGCTGCCAAGACGCTCCAAAATGTCGCGGCAAGCATCGACCGAGACGTCTTCGACCCCATGCTGAAGCATCTTTACGAGACAATCATGTTGACGATGCCCGGAGTGTTCCGCGGCGACGAGAGCGTGGTTGTGAAGGGAGTTACGTACGCAGTCAAGCGCGAGCAGGACCGCACACGGCAACTCGAATTCTTGAACATGACCTCGAACCCGACTGACATGCAGATCGTCGGAATCGAGGGTCGCGCGAAGGTGCTGGGTGCCGTCGCTGGTGCGATCGGTCTCGACTGGGAGAACATTGTCCCTGACGATGACGCGCTGAAGGCCGCGCAAGCGGCGCAGCAACAGCAACAGCAGAACGAGCAGCAACAGCACAACATGCAGATGCAGCAGATGGCACAGTCCCAGATGCTGGAGCATATTGAGCACGCGAACTTGTACGCATCGCAGGCTGGGCTCTCGGTACCGATACCGGGAACACCGGGACAGCCACAAGGTGGGCCGCAAACCGGACCGCCTATCGGGGGCCAGCATGTGGGGCAGAAGCCTCATCCGACTGGTGGGCAGACAACGGCACAGCAGCACG